CGATTTGTCAAATATGTTAATACATTTGAGCTGAGTCAACCAGTACCGCATGTTCACAACACCCTTGTATTTGGTGTTAGTATGCGCAATCACACCAAGTCGCTCTGCAGTTCGTCCTTTGACTGTGGGTGAAAAACTAACAATGTTTCGATAACCAAATTCATTTGCTAGATTGTCCACAACTTGAGCACCACAATTGTTTCGTTCTATCGCGGCTAGTGGAGATCCCCAGTGTTGTAAAATTTCATACACTTTTTTAGTGAATTGATAGGGACTTATGTTGTTGTTATGATAAACCGCCACTTGTTTGATGTTGCTCAGGTGTGTTATGTCTAATATTTGTATACAACTGGCATCTAACCCCACACCTTCACTCACATCCACACCAACCACGTATATATTGTCAGGATCCGGCTCTTCCCAAAGTAGATACTTACCGTCATCAAAAATAAACTCTGGATCATGGCATGTATTCTTCATGGTCTCGTACAATTGATCGTCTATGGTACTCTCCCCGGTCTGTAAGAATTGACATCCAAATTCTTGATCAAATGCTTCTTGGCTTCCCATGTTTCTAACCTGTTCAGCCTTCCACTCGTCATCTCTACCAGGAACTTCCCACCAATCTATCCTCGCATGTGACCAGCCGTTGGTGTTGTTTGTCGCACCTGTGTACAGTTTATGAAATAAATTCTCTGTACCATTAGGGGTGCTGCTGATGAAAATTTTACTCTTTTTGAAACTACTGATGATGGGGTACACACTCTTCCAAAATTCTTCAACTAGATGATTGTCAATGAACGCAAGCTCATCAAGAATCAAAACATTACAACTCTGCCCTCGAGCAGCAGTACCGGTGGTGGTGCTGATACCAATTGTTGTACCGTTACCCAGCGTCATGCTGGTCTTGCCATATTCTGTCACACCAGGTTTCAACCAGTTCGGAAGCTCTTCATATGCCATACGTACACGTTTGAATATTTCTATAGCGGTACCCTCTTTGTTGGCCACAATCAACACACGTTGGTCGTCATTGAAACAAGCGTTCCACAAAGCATACACTGTCATGAGTGTGGTCTTACCCACCTGTCTACTGGCTAACAATATGAAGAACCTATCATCACGCATCTTGCGGATCACCTTTTTTTGATAGCTGTGCAGCTTTATGGGATGTCTCCCTTTTTCGCTTATGATGTAAAAGAAATTCTCCGCGAAGTGTAATATATTCTTCTTACTCTTCTTGAGATCAGACATCATCTTCGGTGTCCACTCGAATTCCGCATCCGGAGTGGGTAAGTTTTGATTGCCTAGGTAGTATTGCCCTCGTTTGACATCGGTCATAGCCAATATTTACAACCCAGACTAAATATTTAAAGGATTAGTTAGATGGGTAAGAAAACGGTAGCGTGGTTTTATAAACAGTTGAAAAACTCTATGGTGGGGTATGAAGTGAATGGAAATCCCATGCAGAGAAAATTTACATTATATAATATAGCCAACACTCTGTATAAAAAGTATAATAAACAGAGAAAAAAACCGGGTGAACAATAAATAACAATATGACACGTGTAAACACTTTGAACGAAATCGCTGACATATACAGCGGTCAGTTGTTAAATGAAAATGAACAAGTTGGTAAAACACCCAACAAAGGAGAACTAGAAGATGAAAAGAAAGCTTCAAAATCTCCAACCAAAGACACCGGCCCGGAAGCTGCTGAAAATTACGACTCTAAAGTCAACGAAGCTGGTGCTGCCGGTAAAAGAGATGAAAAAAATCATTATTCCACCGGGAAAAGTGCAAATGAAAGTATAAATACTACCGACATGAGCAAGAAAAAATCGATTTTTGATAAACTTTACGAAGATGTTCTCGGCGGAGACGACGATGAACTGGACATGGGAATGGATCTCGGAGATGATGAATCTGATGAGTTTGGTGATGAAGAAGGTGGCGATGAAGTCACAGTCTCAATGCCTAGAGATGTGGCGCAGCAATTAGTTGACATGCTACAAGCAGAACTCGGAGATGAAGACATCGAAGACATCGAAGATACAGAAGATGACATGGAAGATTACGGTGATGATGATTCTGATTCCGGAATGTTTCAAGAAGGTCCAGACGTGCAACATCTTGGAGATGCCGGACCTAAAGGATCTGACCTAGACAAAGGAAACCTCAAAGGTAAGAACAACAAAGTGCCTGGATCCGGACCTGCTCATAAGTCTGGTGGAGGTGGCTCCGGTAATGGCGCGCTCAAAGGCGGTAAAGCTGAACCATCTGAGCTAGGCGACAAATCTGGAGCACTTACTGGTAAGAACAACAAGGTTCCCGGAAAAGTCCGCGGAAAAGCACAAGAGCTTTTCGATTGATTCTCACACAAGTCTAAGTTTTTTAAAAACCACTCATTTGAGTGGTTTTTTTTGTGACTATTTTAAATATGTACATGACCATGACATACGAGAGTGACATCAACATTGCTACCACTAGAGACTTCTCTTTCTCTCCCAGTTTTGTGAATCACTGCAGAGACTCAACTTTACCAGTAGCTGTTGTGGGTAATGGTGGTAGTCTGGAGATGTTAAATAGTAAAACAATAGACATCATAAACGAAAGTCGTTTGTTGAGATGCAACTGGGCGTTCAACGATCCCTCAGACATTAAAAAACAATACACCATGTATTTTTCACAAGCGTATGGGAGCAGTCGAGAGAAAGAACTAGTCGATCAACTTGACGAACAGATTGAAAATAAAAAACTAGACATATTCAGATACCATATACACATCTTGTACAATGATGACCCCATGTGCTCTCTAGCTACACCAGGCAAGGTGCCCGTGTGGCCCACCACCGGTATACAAATGTTGTTATATGCAGCATTCAAAATGCAGTTACCCGCGTTACATGTAGCAGGCATAGACATGTACACTCACAAACGCCCATCACGCGTCATGTCAAAAGCTGATACACAAGAGTATTTGAAAAAATATGGTAAAAAATTCAGTTCCAGCCCGGACACCAGCGCTGGGTTGACCATGTTCAAAGAAAATCTATGTTTGGTATCACCTGCACAGTGGAGATCGTTCGTGAAATCTACTGGTGTGACCGAACATTATGTAGAAGTTGATGTGTTGATACTGATGTTATGTTTTGCCCACCTGATAGTCAAAAATATACCAGTGTATATATATGAATGTAATGTTTTACAACAAGTGTATGATATAACCAACAACAACATAAACATAATTAAAAATTATTTCACTCAAACACCACAAGCCTTGCATCAACCAGAAAAACAAAAAAGCAGTTACACGATGTGGAGATTGGTCAACCAGACGGTAGATGAGGTGCTCCCGGCATAAATACTCACATGCCAGACACAGACCCTGTTCCAAAAAAAGAAGTAAGACAATCATATTTGAACAAAGCTCGAGTTGATAAATTCAGAGTTGTTGTTCCCATGCCACAGATACTCAGAGACAGAGACACAAGAAACGTACGGTCCAACAAATATGTTGACAAAGATTCAATCAATTTCAGCATATACGCGATAAATGTCCCGGCCATATCTGTTGACTCGGTTGACACTAAATTTGCTGGACAGACTCCAAGGATCAGCTCTTTTTCTAGAACACCATTCGAACCGGTGGAAGTGAAATATGTGGTGGATAACTGGTACTCGAACTACTGGTTGTTGTACAGCTGGTTGAATCTGGTGCATGATGAAGAGACTGGATTGGTGAATGTCACCAAACTTGGCAGTCAGCAACTGGAAGACTACACAACAAACATAACTGTTGTGGGAATTGATGAATACAACGAGAACAAGATACAATACGACTTTTTGAGATGTGTACCCACCGAACTAGGGTCAATAAATTACAATTACCAAGAAACAAATGAAGTGGAGAGCACGTTTAAATTTAGATTTCATCAACTAAAAATAAAAATCATCTAGAATTTGAGAAAATGCGTCCGAAAAGGACTAAATACTTAGGAAGGAAAACATATTATGGCAAGAACAATTCAATCCCCCGGTGTAGAAATAAACGAAGTAGATTTAAGCTCACGTACAGTGTTCCCTGTAGGAACCAACATTCATATCCAAGGCTTTTCAGCCAATGGTCCTACAGACGAAACATTACCTGTATCAACTTTCAGTGAGTTTGAGACTATTTACGGTGCTCCAACTAATGCAGCTGAAAGATATTTCTATCATACAGTAAAATCAACATTCAACAGCCCGGCCAACATCATGGTCACCAGATTACCTTACGGTAACAAAAAAGGTGACACATTTGCTGACGAGCTGTACAGCGCGCTGGTGTTCCCAGTGAGTGGTAGTGACCACGTCGAGTCGCTCTCCGGAAAAGGTTTATCATCCACCGCCGCTAGCGGAGATGGATATGGATCCTCAGACGCTCAATTGGGCCGTGTGAGTGTGAGTGACGAGTTACAGTTCGGTGCTCCAATGAGAATCGATTTGCTCCCAGGAGAATATCAAGCACTCAAAAATGGAGAAGTTGAATTTGTAGATGAATGCTTACACGGATTGAACACATCAGACGGTAGCGTAGTGGCAGACGCTAAAGCCAGTGGAGCTTTTCAGTTCCCACCAGTATATGATCAACAAGGAAATCCAAGAAGCTTGCCCGCTTTCAAGGAAGCGATCAAATATTCCGGAATGGTGCTAGTGAACAAAGCACAGTCCATGGTCAACACCTATTTCGAAGGTTATTATATAGCGCTTGGAGACAATCAACAATTCGCAATCGCGGATGGAACCGCCGGTAATGACGAATTCAATTCGATCGAAGGAGTCAAAACATTTGGTAAATCCGGAAACTATTTCGATATTCCAGCCGAAAGAATGAATTATGAAACCAAAGCTCACACAGTGACTGGCGCGCAAGGCAGCATGAGTGAAGTGTTTGAAAACATACCTTCTTTCGACATCGCCAACAACGAAAACAAAGACACCATCGGTATCGGAGTTTTCAAATTACGTAAAAGTATTTACGCCACAGACTCAACCATGCTGGACTTCACACTTGATGAAGCTCATGTCGGAAGTTTGGACGCTTACAAACAAATCGCCAACATCAACGGTGGTAAGCCCAAGAGCTTCTACATCGAAACTGCTGATTCAAGCAGCACGTTGTTCTCGATATATGTCAACAAGCAGATTTCTGAAAAAACCGGAACATTCTTGACTGACACAACGAACCCAAGCATACCAAACACCAACATTAGTTTTCATCCCAAGTGTCAAGCATATGCCTGGGGAATTGGTACATATCAAGAAGAAACACCCGGAAGCGCCAAGAAGAGCATCGGTAGTATCGTTCAAAAGATAGAGCGTAACTTCGAGAAACTTCAAAACCTTGACGAGTTTGACATCGACATCACACTTGATGCTGGTCTCAGCACCATCCACACGTATGTTCAGTACAAACAAGAGCAGCTGAAAGCTGATATGGTTACAGCAGGAACAGCTTATGAAACTATTGATGACGCCACATTGAATGTGTCATATGATGATGAACTAGTTCTGGATGTTTCCGGACTAGATGGAAACACAATCGGCGTCAGTACCGGACAAGCAGCAGGCTGGAAGGACCATCAAGGTACCCCAACATGGACCGGTCAATCGAACATCGACAGTTGGAAAGCTGTTACAAACTCATTCATCCTTTTCGCGCAAAGTCGCAGAAAAGATCACATGACAATTGTTGATCCGTTGCGTTACATATTCGTACAGGGTAAAAACGGCATGACCATGAAGGACACATCCAAAAACTTCAGTCAGCACGTGTTCTACCCGCTCAAGCACTTGCTCAGCACCACCAACACCAACTATGCTGCGTGTTATGGTAACTGGCTCAAGCAGTATGATGCATTCACAGACAAAGACTTCTGGGCACCTAACAGTGGTGTGATCGCAGCATCCTACGCTCGGTCAGATCAACAGTACGCTCCATGGTTCGCGCCAGCCGGGTTCACTCGCGGTCTGATCACCAACGCACTTGACATGGCCATACGTCCAAATCAGAAACAACGTGATCAATTCTACAAGATCAGCTTGAATCCTCTAGCGTTCTTCCCTGGTGACGGTTTCGTGATTTTCGGTCAGAAGACATTGCAAGCCAAGCCCAGTGCATTCGACAGAATCAACGTCCGCCGGATGTTCTTGTACTTGGAAAAGGCTGTGAGACAAACAGTCAAGTACTTGGTGTTTGAACCAAATGATTTTGGAACCAGAACAACAGTACTATCG